GGGTGCGGTCGCGAACGGCGCGGCGGTCGAGACGGGCTTCACCAATCGCTCGGGCAAGAGCATCACGACCGGGCAGTCGGTGTTCGGCAGCAACGGCACGCCGCTTACCGACGCGGCGTAAGGCAGCCATGTCGGCCTTGACCGGGCTGTCGAGTAACGGGTTCATCGCAACTGGCGTTGGACCCGTTACTCATTGGTGGAACGGACTGCCGTTCAACTCTACGGGGAAGCTGGTTATCAGCAGCAATTCTCCCGTTCGCTGGCAGAACGGCGTACCGTTCGATCCGGGTGGCGGGGTCTGCGCGGCGGGTGGCGCAGTGGACCATTGGCAGAACGGATTGCCGTTCACGGCGTTCGGGCTGATTGCCATAAACAACGGCATCGTCGAGGCGTGGGTTCACGGCGTCCCGATCAATCAGGTGCAGCAGGTTCTAGGCGTCTCTGCATGAGCGGCTTCATCAATCCGTATCTGACGCAGCCGATCAACCCGGACTCCGCTCCGTGGGAATGGCAGCGTGCAGTCGAGATTTTCGAAAACGGCAACATGGCCGCGCTCGAACTGGCGATCAACAACTGGTTCGGGGTGCTGAAAGCGACCTACCAGTATGTTGCGATCATCGACATCATCTACATCGGTAGCGGGGCGGGGAACAACTCGCGGGTCCTCGTCTCCTATGGCTACTTCACTACACCCGCGTAATACAGGAAAACGATCATGCTTCAGGAAGTGACGATTGAGGAACAGGCTGCGAACGTCGAGAACCTGACCTTCGGCGACGACCGGCTCGGCGTCGTGTTCTACACGAAGGCAGTCGAGGACACCGAGGCGACGAGGCGCGAAGGTCGGCGCATCTTCACCGAGCGCGAGTACGTGAAGATCATGGTGCCCGGCGACCGCCACAACACGGTGGATCGTCCGGTGCAGCGCACGGGGCGCATTCCAACCGATGACCGTATGCGCTTCGCCAAGCAGTACGAGCGGTTCAAGGCGAACCAGCAGCAACAGGCGCACGACGGTACGCCGCTCTCGCTCTGGCCCGTCGTGCCGATGACGCTCGCCGAGGAGTTGAAGTACATCAACATCTTCACGGTCGAGCAGTTGGCGACGCTTGCCGACACCTACGTCGCGAAGATTCCGGGCGGGCAGGAGTGGAAGCGCAAGGCTGCCGACTTCGTTGCCGCCCTGAAGGAAGGGGCGCAGGTCGCGAAGATGCAGGCGGAACTCGCCGAGCGCGACAACGAAATCGCCTCGCTGAAGCAGGCGATCAAGGAGCAGGCCGAGCGCATCGACAAGCTGGTCAAGAAGCTGGAGAAGTGACATGGCGCGGTTTCAGACGGTCGGCGACCTCATTAACCGGGTAGCGGTCAGCGTTGGTCTGAACAAGACCACGGACCCGTTCGCATCGTCTGACCCCGCGTTCATCCAGCTTTGCACTCTGGCGACGGAGTGCGGGCAGGACCTCGTGCAGGAGAACGACTGGCAGCAGTTGGAGCGCGAGGAAGCCTTCACCACGCAAGTCGGCGACTCGGGTCTGTACGACCTGCCCGATGACTTCGCCTACATGATCGACCAGACGGGCTGGCAGCAGGGTGTGCCGGGGTCGGCATACCCGCTGCTCGGCCCGGCGTCGGCGCAGTGGTGGAGTTACCTGCAAGCGTCGCAGTTGTACACGGTGACGATCTACGCATGGTTCCGCATCGCGGAGGGCAAGCTGCAACTCTGGCCGCAGCCGCCCGCGCCGGACATCCCCATCGCGTACAAGTACGTCTCGCGGAACTGGGTACTCGACGGCAGCAGCCCGCCGAGCGCCCCGGTGTACAAGGACAACGTGACGCAGAGCAGCGACACGCCGCTCTACGAGCCCATCCTGTTTCTCAAGAAGCTGAAGCTCGCGTTCCTGCAAGCCAAGGGCTTCGACACGACGAAGGCCGAGGACGAGTTCCGCGTCGCGCTCGAATCGTGGATTGGCAAGGACGTGTCCGCGCCGATCCTGTCGCTCAACGGCAACCGCAACTTCGGGCAGCCGTTCCTGAGCAACGCCAACGTGCCCGAGACGGGCTTCGGTAACTGACTATGCCGCTCGTTGCAGGCAAGAAGTTCGCTGAACTCTCCGGACGCAAGCATCGTCCACAGCGGCAGAATACGAAGCCGATCTTCTGGCCTCCGGGGCAGGGTGGCATCAACGCCGTCGATGGTGCCGCGAACGTGCCGCCCGGCGACGCGCTCGTCATGACGAACATGATCCCGAACCAGTACGGCGTGCATGTCCGCAAGGGCTACCGCCAGCACTGCGAAGCCGTGCCGCTCGGCGATGGGATCAAGACGCTCGTGCCGTTTCAGGACGACAACGCGACCACGCCGGTCAATTACCTGTTCGCCTGCACCAGCGACGGCATCTACGACGTGACGACGCCGGGCGGCGTGCCGGTGAAGAAGCTCGACTTCCCGGTGAAGGACGACAAGACGGGCTGGTGTTCGTGGCACCACTACACGACCGCCGCAGGGCAGTTCGTGCTGCTCTGCGACCAGACGAACGGCTACTACGTTTACACGGCCTCGACGAATACGTGGGCCGCAGGCTCGGTGAGCGGCGGCGTCACGCCGGGCGTGCTGGACTTCGTGACCGTCTGGAAGAACCGCGTCTGGTTCGTGGAAGGCTCCAGCGGACGGGCGTGGTATCTGCCGGTCGGTTCGATCAGCGGTAACGCGACGAGCTTCGACTTCGGCAACAAGTTCAAGTATGGCGGCTACCTGAAGTCGCTCTGGAACTGGACCGTTGACGGCGGCGAGGGCGTGGACGATTACCTCGTTGCAATCAGCAGCGCGGGCGACATGGTGGTCTACAAGGGCACCGACCCGGCGCAGGCGTCCTCGTTCAACATGACCGGCTGGTGGTACATCGGCAAGACCACGCAGGGTCGGCGTCAGGGCGACGACATGGGCGGCGAGCTTCTGCTGCTCACGACCTTTGGCCTGATTCAGACTTCGAAGATCATCTCGGGCCTGCCTGCGACCGACGAAGGCGTGAACATGGCCTACAAGATCAACACGCGCATCAACGCCACGCTCCAGCGTGGCAACACGGTGTACGGCTGGCAGATGGTGTTCAACCCCGCCGAGCAGTTGATCTTCGTCCTCACGCCGCGCGAAGTCGGGCGACCGTGGATGCAGTTCGTCTACAGCCACACGACCCGCGCGTGGTCGCAGTTCGTCGGGTTGCCGATGAAAACCGCCGAGATGTTCGGCAGCAAAATGTACTTCGGCGACGAGAACAACGTCGTCTGGATCTACGACGGGTATGCCGACAACGTGACGCTGACCGATCCCGAGGACAACGCCACGGCGGTCGAATGGGAGTGTCTGACGAGCTTTCAGAACCTCGGCTCGCCTGCGATCTTCAAGCGCGTGCAGTTCATGCGCCCGCAGTTCATCGGGCAGGCACGACCGACGTACACGATCCTCGCCCGCTACGACTTCGACCTGTCGCAGCCGCCCGGCTCGCCCGCCTACGTCACGCCGAGCGGCGGGCTCTGGAACTCGGGCATCTGGGACACCGACCTCTGGGGCGGCGGCTACATCGTGGATCAGCCGCCCTTCGGCGGCAGCGGGCTCGGTCGCCACGTCGCGCTCTACCTGCGCGGTCGCAGCGCCGCCGAGACGATCCACGTCGGCACCGATGTCATGTTCGACTCGGGAGGGATGCTGTGAAGCCCGCCATCAAGTTCCGTGCGATGACGCCCCTCGATTACGAGGAGTTCACGCGAGCAACTTCGTATCACCCCGGTCCTCAGTTCGGGGGCGTCGTCGCATGGTGCTGGGACGGTCAGAAAGCCGTCGTGATGGGCGCGGTCGGGCTCGACGGCTGGACGCCTACGTCGGTCATGGCGCACTGGTGGATCAGGCATCCACGCTGCATCCTGCCGCTCTGGCGCGAAGTGACGATCTACCTTGCGCAGCACGGCAGGAAAAAGGTCATCGGCTCGACGCCCGGCGACAACGTGCGGGCGCTGCGGATGATCTTCAACAAGCTCGGCTTCGTTGAAGTCGCTCGCATCAAGGACGGCTGGGACGAAGGCATCGACATCGTTATCTCGGAGTACCGCATCAATGCGCAACAGCAACTCGCCGCCTGAGTACGGCACGCCGACCACGATGGCAGGGCGTCTCGCGGGCGCTGCGGCTGCGATGAATCCGCAGGCGTACCAGCAGATGCAGCAGCGTCAGGGCGGGATGCAGCCGTGGGGGCAGATCGGGCGGACTCAGTGGGGATCGCAGGGCGCACCGCCGCAGGGGCAGCCCGCAGCGCCATTTGCTGCACCGCCGATTTCTCCCGAAGCCTACGGGCGGTATCGGCAGATCGCGGCAATGCCGGTGACGGGCAACCACACTCGCGGGCTGTACAATCAGGCCGCGCAGCAGTTCGCTCGGCAATACGGCACGTCCTTCGATCCTAAAGGCGTATTCGCCAAGACGAAGGCGCTGCGTCGGCAGTTCGGAGGTCAGTGATGAGCAAGAGTACGCCGAAGGCACCCGACTACGCCGCTGCGGCAGAGCAACAGGCGCAGGGTAGCCGCGAGGTCACGGAGCAGCAGACGTGGGCGAACCGCCCGGACCAGTTCACGCCATGGGGCTCGCAGACGTGGCAGAACCAGCAGGTCTGGGACCCCAGCACGCAGCAGTACCTCAACCGCTGGGCGCAGACGACCGAACTCACGCCCGAGTCGCAGCGTGCGCTCGACGCGCAACTGGCGCTGACGACGGGGCGCAGCGAACTCGGCGCGTCGCTGTTCCCGCGTGCCGAGCAGGAATTCGGTCAGGCGATAGACTGGTCGAAGTTCGACGCTGCGGGGCGTCCCGTGCAGGCGGGGCAACTCACGCCCGAGCAGCTTGCTCGCGGCTACGAGACGGCAGGCCCGAACCTCGACCCGTCGCAGCGTTACCAGCAGCAGGCGCAGGACGCGATCTACCAGCAGTGGGAATCGCGCGCGCTGCCACAGCAGGCGCGTGAGACCGACGCGCTGCGCACGCAGTTGTACAACATGGGGCTCAAGGAAGGCGACCAAGCCTACGACGAGGAGATGCGCAAGCTGCGCGAGTCGCAGGGCGACCAGCAGCGGCAGGCGGCGTATCAGGCGACCATCGGCTCGGGTGCCGAGGCGCAGCGCTTCCTCGGCATGGACGCGGCCACTCGTGCGCAGTTGACCGGAGAGAACCGCGACCTTGCGCAGTTCGGCAATCAGGCCGCGCTCGGGCAGTTCGGCATGGGCGCTCAGGCGGGCGAGCAGAACTTCCAGCAGCAGATGCAGGAGAGCGCGTACCAGACGCAGTTGCGCCAGCAGCAGATCGCGGAGGAGATGCAACGGCGTGGCTTCTCGCTGAACGAGATCAACGCGATCATCTCGGGCCAGCAGGTCGGGATGCCGAACATGCCCGGCTTCAATCAGGCGCAGCGTGCCGAGGGGACGCAGAACCTCGCGGCGGCGCAGATGACGGGGCAGGCCGAACTTGACCGCTTCAACGCGCAGCAGGCGGCAACGCAGGGGATGATGAGCGGCATCGGCTCCATTGCGGGCGGCTTCATGATGTCGGATCGCAGGTTTAAACGCGACGTGAAGCGCATCGGCACGACGCCGGGCGGCACGCCGCTCTACAGGTTCCGGTACATCTTCGGCGGGCCGGAGATGGTCGGCGTCATGGCCGACGAAGTGCCGCACGCAGTCACGAAGATTGCGGGCATCCGCTTCGTCGATTACTCGAAGGTGAAGTGACATGCCTTACCAG